ACCGTTTCGTAGCTAGCGTTTGGGACGATTATATCGTCCCCAAACACTCGAACCATCCGCAGATCATCTAAGAAGTGGTCGGTGCCTACCCTCCCTAACGTCTCTCTATAACCAAAGAGAGCGATAGTAAGGTAAACAATCGATTGCACTGGGAAGGTGACCGCGGATCCTTGAGGAGCAAACTTCCTAAGTTTGATATGACTATCAAACTCATCGGAGATGTTTTGCTTCATCATTCGAGAACGACTAGCATGGAGTAAGTCGAGTAGGGGGTGACCCTGAAAGACGTACTCAACTAGTCTGGTCGAAAGACGATCAGATGCAGACGATAGATCTATCGTCGCGTATCTGCCGTTCAAGGAAGCATCGAGAGCTAGTTTCCTAGATCTCTCCTGGTCCTTGAAGTCAATAGAGAGTCCCAAAGGACCTCTTTTAACTTCTTCCTCCAGATAACGCCTGATGGATTGTTGAATCCATTGGTGCGCTATCGGCTCAGCACAGATAAGCCGAGGACCCTTTTGGGTTTTCGGTACTGCAATGAGTCTAGATGGAGGTTCCCATTCGTCTGGATACTCATCTGGTTCATCTAATGAACCGGATGCATACCAGTCATACGGGAAGAGGAGTCCAAGCTTTTCCGGCCAATTTGGAAATTCATACTTGGTATGAAAATCCTTATCATCGGAAACGACGCCAGGTCCGTGCTTCGGTCTCAGGTTCCACCAATCAGGAGGGTAAATGCTTGAAGCAACTCTTCGACATAAAAGTCGAAATCGTGCCCAAGTATCCAACTGATCATGATTAGGAGAGACAGTAAAGAAATCTTTGCTGTCAGGAGAGCGACTGATCCCCCAAAGAGGGTGACCAGTACGTTCTTTCCACTTAGGGATGTTTTCATCCCAAGTATCATCATGGCTTGGCGGAATACCAGCTTCAATCTTGAAGAACTCATCAAGAGTTTCCTTCACGGTTGAATCATCGCAGTCTAATCGTAGCTTCTTTGCACAGTAGCAAAGTTGCCTTATGAAGAAGACGGCGTTGATGTCTGGTTGAGACAGGAGCAAACCATCATTGTCAAAGACCATCTTGAAGAGATCCCCGAATAATTCGGGCCTCCCCGAGATTTTAGGATATCCTTGCGGTATCTTAAGATGCTCGATGGATCCTTCGCCGAGAGCTTTATCAAAGCTCTTTCCGAATGATGGAAGGGTTAAAGTGAAAAACTTTAATCCCCTCTCCTTTGACGCTCTACGGAGGTAGACTATGTCTTTCCATAGAGACTTCCGATGGTCGTGGTAGTGTTCGGAGGCATCCAATAGGATGCCTTCATACACCGAAACCACAAGGTCGAGGTAGCTTTTCATTCTAGCGCCTTTCGCGGTTAGAATCTACCTGCTTGCCTAACTCCTTTGATAGAGACACATATCTTCTGCTTAGCTCTCGCCGGCGACCAAGTCGGCGGGAACCGTACCAGAAGAAGCCCATGTGATGAGACCAGAAAAGAGCGCTGCCGAATCGGCAGGGTTCCCAAAGGCACAGTCACGAATGGTACACGTTGCCGTGTACTTCTTCAGGGCAGTCGTCGGTGAAGGGTACACAATATGTTCAAGGAACACATTGTGACGCTTCATGACCAGTCCATCGCCGTCGACCTTATCGGTCGAATGGCGAATCTTCATGGACAGAGCTCGTTCACCGTTGGTGAAACGATATTCTGACCCGAAGTCGTCCTGGTTAAGACGACGGAGTGTGTAGGTATTGCTACCTACAACAATATCAAGGGTATTAGCAAACATGCAGTTTCTTCCTGTGAGATGACTATCGTCCAAGTTTGACGATAGCCAAACTACCCAGGATCGATAGCTTGAAGCTGTCAAGAAATGGCAGCCTCAGAGAAGCATCGGTGTATTCGTGTGGAGGGATTATATCCCGAAACTTCCACTCGTTAACTACAGTCCCGGCTGTTAATACCGGGTTCACTTTAGGGTACTCTTCATGAGTAGCCCTAGTAGTGTAATGTCTCATTATACACACGTTTTCGGGTGTATAATAAAGCATATTGTAGTTGCGTTGGAGAACGTCCGAGAGGTTGTAGAACCAATCGAACATCCAACTCCATGGAAGTGCCTTCCAGACGGTGATAGGCATGTGACCCGGGTTCAAACCCAGGAAAACATTCCAAGCTTCAGAAAAGCTTGGATCGCTATCAACGTTCTCAGAACTATTCAGCTTCCACCTACA